TGGTAGGACGTGCTAAAATGATTGATGTAAAATCAGGTGCCTACGTTAGTATCTCGTGGCAGCACCATGAAGTGCATCATGGCCACATGTATAAAATAGATGATGTAGTTGCTTGCAATACGACTACTGTTAAATGGTTAATAACAACTTCTGATAATAAATTATATGCGCACATGACTTTTGATGCTCTGTCTACGGGCGAAATGTTGTTAGTTATAACTGAAGGCGCAGACAGAACAACCGGCGTTGATTTAACACCAATAAATAGAAATAGAGTCGGAAGCCCTTCAGAAGCGAAGACTACAATAAAAAGAGGAGCTACAGGCGGTTCTATTGATGGTGCAATAACACTTAAAACAATGAGAACTGGATCAACAGGACGGCACGGTTCTGAAGTTGGAGCTTCCGGCGGTCAAAATGAATATATACTAAAACCAGATACTAAGTATGTCGTATCGATGACTACTTATGCGGATGTCGTAGCATCTATACATTTAGATTGGTATGAGCATGCAAATGTCGGTTATAAAATGAATGTTAGAACACAATAATTAGGAAATAAATAAAATGACAGCTTCAGGAGATTATATATTAGAAGCTAATATAGATAATTGGGATGTTCCTGTAGGCTTAGAAGAGGAATTTGCTACCACCGCGGTCGCGATTGCTACAGATATTATAACCGTCGCGCACGATATTGCTACAGGCACAGAGATTAGCTTTACCTCTACGAGTGAGTTACCAGCAGGGTTGGAACCTGATATAACGTATTATGCTATTCGTCAGGGCGCTACGACTATCACTGTTGCAACATCCCCCTTGTTAGCGTCCGCAGACACATCAATAGATATTACTGATACTGGCTCTGGCACTCATACAATAAGAATAAACTGGACAGAAACATTCGCCACTACTGATATTACCTTAGCGTCAGACCAAATTGCCGTGTCTAATGACATTAACACTGGCTGCAAACTACGGTTTAACTCAAGCGGTTCTACTCCGGATTTGCCGGCCCCATTAGCAGTAGGCGTAGAATATTACGCTATTAACGTTGATACCACTCATATACAAGTAGCGACTACTCCGGCTAACGCTATCGCCGGAACAGAAATAACCATTACTGATGTAGGTTCGGGCACTCATACGATATATCCTGGAGAAGGTCAAACGGAATATGACAGACAATTGATTATAAATCGCGCCGAGGACTTAATCAATAATATCACAAAGGATTATTTTGTCTCGACCGATTTTGCAATTTACAGAAACGGGAATGATAATGATTATTTAGACTTGGGCTTAGTGCCTGATATTTTAACTGTAACTGAGATTAAGCTTTTTGGTGTGGAACTTGCAACTACATGGTGGACTTATGATGCTAACGCTGTTTATCTTGACCCTGAAGCATCGACATCCGACGAAGGCGACATGGCGGAATTACACCTGCGTACAAAATATAAAAGAAGATTATTCCCAAGAGGCAACGGTAATATCAAAATAACCGGTACATACGGACAGTCAAGTATTCCTGCTTCTATTAAACAATCGGCCATATTATTAGCTAAAGCCGAGAATGATCCGACATTATACCCGAGTTATAGCAGCAGGCTTCGCCAAGAACGCTTAGGTGATTATAGCTATACACTTTCAGACGGAAATAGCACAATCTCGACTGGCATTGATGAAGTAGATAAACTGCTTAAACATTATATTCGACGGAAACCTATGTTGGGAGCAATATAAATGTTAAAAGGACAAAAACATAGCGAAGCAACTAAAAAGAAAATAAGCGAGACTAAATTAAAAAATCAGACTTGTTACTGGCTTGGTAAAAAGCGTAGCAAAATTACTAAAGAAAAAATAAGTGAAAGTATGCGAAAAAACCCTGTTCGTTACTGGTTGGGCAAAAAGCGATCAGAAGAAGATAAGGAGAAGTTTAGAGTATCTCATCTGGGACAACACAATTCATCTGCGACTGAATTTAAGAAAGGAATAACATCTTGGATAAAAAACAAACATCATACAGAAGAAGCCAAAGCTAAAATAAGTAAAGCAACAAAAGGAAGACATCCAGTAATGGAATTTAAGGTAGGCGATAGGCGTGTTACCAAAGCGAATAACTACTTCTGGAAGGGAGGAATAACCCCTCTGAATTTAGGTATAAGAACGTCTTCACAATATAAAAATTGGCGAACCTCTATTTTTATGAGAGACGAATTTATTTGTCAACTTTGTAGTAGGCAAGGCGAATTGCAAGCTCATCATTTAGTTGAATTTAATCTTTTATTAAAAAAGCATAATATTTGTTCTTTGGATAATGCTAAAAATTGTAATGCTCTTTGGGATATAAATAACGGCATAACGTTATGTAAAACTTGCCACAAAAAACTTCATCACTATAAAGCAAAAACGAGAAAAGAAGCAGGTTAAATGATACAGAATTTATTTAATAAAACCGCAGACATACTTAGAATAGTTAATACTTCTGACGATATGGGTGGCTATACAGAAGTTGAGACTATTCTTATAAATAATTGGAAATGCAGAATTAACTGGAGCAAAGGCTTCGAAAGAGTTCAGTCTGATAAAGATACTTGGTACAGGGACGCAAAAGTATACGGTACTTTTACAACAAAGATTCAAACCAAAGACCGTTTTCGTTACAGTGGTATTGACTATGAAATCATAAACGTTTTTGATACTGACGAAATACACAAATTCACTACCTTAGAGATAAAGAAACTGACTTAAAATGATAACAGAAGAAGAAAAAGAACAATTAGAAAATTATATGCGTTCGCTTATGATTGTACGTAGCGATTTACATGATTTGGAAAAAACATTTAGTAGATTAAATAATGAAGTCAATACTGCTTATGAAAAAATTGACGGACTGCTTGATAATCATACGGCTGCTCAGGTCGATACTTAAGTATCCTGAAATATAGTTAAAAAGGGTTTGGGTCAGGGCGAGACTGTCGCTATATACCGAAAGTCTCCTGGCTTGAGTAGTTTTTTTAAGTGTAAATTATGGCCAAATATATTTCAAAAGATAATTCAGGTCTTATCTTTGGTAAAACCAAAGAAGAGTTTAAACGGCGGCTTACTTTAGCGGCCTTACTTGTTGAAAGGTCTGCCAAGCAGTTGGTTCCTGTTGAAACCGGTACGTTGAAAAGAAGTATTACGCACGAAGTAGAAGATACAACTGCTCGCGTAGGCTCTAATGTTAAATACGCACCACATATCGAACTCGGTACCAGCAAGATGGCTGCACAACCTTATTTACGACCGGCATTAGAAATGAACAAAGCAGAAATACAAAGGTTATTGAAAAAATGAAAACTCTTTTTGAGTCCATCTACGCCCATTATGCTGAAGACCCAATAGCGGACAGCGTCAATGGGATTTATAACACTGAAGCACCGCCAAATGCAGCGTTTCCGTATATAGTATTTTCTTTGGTAAGTGATATACAAGAAACAAGCATGAGTTCGGTTATAGAGAACTGTTTAATACAATTTAATATATTTAGCAATACTAACTCGTCGGAAGAGGCGTGTGATATATTTGAATTGTTAAAAGGAGATGTGAACGAAGGAGAGGGTTTTGATTTTTACGAACTCTTAGTAGATAACTATACAAACATGGTCTTAAGAAGAGAACAATCGTTTTTAACGAGAGATTCAAAAATATGGCAATACAATGTGTATATAGAATTATGCTTTTAAGTACAGGTGAAACACCGACTGCAAGATTTGTCGGAAACTTTTATAACTTATTATCAATTTAGGAGATACGAATTATGGCAGCTTTTCACGGATTCGCAGGTAGCGCGACTTTTTCAGAAATCAGTCCTGTGAACGCAATATCATGGTCTATGGATGTCGGCGCTGATATGGCAGATATTACTGATATGGGCGACACATGGAAAACATACGTTGCAGGTTTCAAAGATTGGACAGCTACATTAGAATGTTTGCTTGACAGTACAGGCCCTGATTTAGGCGTGCTTGGTACAGCCGCAACATTAACCTTAACCGCTGTTTCTGGTACGGCTGTTAGTGGAAATGCTTTTTGTACTGGTATAGCAATTTCAACGGCTTCGACTGAAATACCAAAAGTTACTTATTCGTTCCAGGGTAGTGGAACATTATCATAAATTCTAAGGAGATATAGACTATGGCAGCTTTTCATGGATTTGCAGGCAGTGTAGCGTTTCCGAGCGATCCAACAGAAATAGACCCGATAAATGTATTGAGTTGGTCGGTAGATACTGATATTGACATGGCAGAAATCACCGCTATGGGAGATACATGGAAGACCTATTTGGCAGGGTTTAAAGATTGGACTGCGACCGCAGAATGTTTACTCGATAGTACAGGGCCGGACATAGGTGCACTCGGCGACAACGCTGTTTTAGTTATGACGGCTGTAACCGATACGGCCGTTAGCGGCAACGCTATTTTTATAGATATGTCTGTTTCGACAGATGCTAACGATGTAGCGAAAATGACTCTTAGTTTTAAGGGTAGTGGCGAATTATCATAAAAATTAAAGGAGAAATAAAAGATGGCAGCCTTTCATGGTAAAGCAGGAAAAGTAATGTGGGATAGTTCTACCGGATACGAAGCAGAAGCCGTTCTTTGTATAGATTGGATTTGTAATGTTTCGGTTGAAACGGCTGAAATAACTAAAATGGCAGATACTTGGAAAACACACCAGCCATCCTTCAAGGACTGGACGGCATCTGTAACTTGTTTGTTTGATAGTGGTGGCGTAACAATACCGCTTACTGCTGCTGGTGGTATTGAAGCATTAGGTGAAGCTACACCAGCGAAGTTAGAATTGTGGCTCGATGAAACAGCAGAAAAAATTAAAATTGTATATGGTTCTGCAATTTGCACAGATATATCAATTTCAACGGCTTCGACTGAAATACCTACAGTTACATATAATTTTCAGGGAGACGGCGTTCTTGCATGGTCTGCAACTGATCCGTCTTATGCTTAATAAAAACTTAAACTAAAAGGAGCAATGAAATGGAAGTATTAAAAAACACAACAGAAATCAAAATCAAAAACGCAACGTACAAAATTGATAAGCTAAATTTGCTTGATTGGGCAGACTTACAAGACTGGGCAAAAAAAAGAATTATAGACCGCTTGCCGATAAAAACTTTCGACGCTGGAACATTAAGCGAAATAGCTAAAATCAAAATCCCCGAAGCCAATATCATGGACGAAATCGCATCTATCAGCGGGATAAAACAATCCTTATATCTTGTTTTCAAAAGATGTAACCCTTCGATAGAAAATATTAACAAAATACTCAGTGAGATTGCTATAGAAGATTTGGCATCCATATCAACGGCGTTAACAGGCGATACAGGTAAAAAAAAACAAGACGCGCCGGTGAACAGTCAGTAAAGTGGTCATTAGCTATAGCGATGATGTGTAGATTTTATGGTTTTAATTTAGTAGATGTTGGAAAAATGACAATAGAGCAATTTACAATTATGTTCGGACATATATCAGATATACAAAGTTACGAAACGACAGGCAAAATGCCAAGCGAGCCTATATCAGGCCCTATGGCGTCAAAGCTTATTTCGAGACTTTTACCTCAAAGAAAGAAAAAATAAATGGCTACTAAACTTGCAGAAGCTTATATTGAAATTACAGGCAGATTAGCTCCGCTTAGGAAAGCTCTTTCTAAAGCTATCAACATTACCAAAAAGAGTATGAAAATCGCCGCCGTTGGTATTGTTGCGGCGATGGTAGCATCTACAAAAGCGGCAGCTACGTTTCAAGAACAATTAGCCAATGTATCCACGATGCTTGACACGCAAACACGGCGATTGCTTCCTGCTTATGCAGCAGGAATTAGAAAATTAGCTATTGATTTTGGTGTAGGCACTACTACGTTAGCGCAAGGTTTGTATAATGTTTTGTCCGCAAGTGTAGATGCTACAAAAGCCTTAAATGTATTAGAAGTAGCCACTAAGGCCGCTGCAGCAGGCATCACAGAAACAAACACAGCCGCTTATGCTATTACAGGTGTAATGAATGCTTATGGCTATGCCGCAGACCAGGCCAGTGCTGTTTCCGATATACTTTTTGCGACAGTTAAAAAAGGTCAAACTAATTTTGAACAACTTGCATCATCTGTCGGCAAAGTAACCGCAATATCCGCTTCGGCGGGTATAGAACTTGAACAAGTTGGTGCTGCCTTAGCGACTATTACAAGAGGTGGTATCTCAACTGCTGAGGCCGTAACTGGTTTACGCGCGGCGATCATAAGTTTAATGGGTAAAGAAAAAGGTGCTATTGCCTTAGCTAAAAAACACGGTATCGAATTATCCACACAGGGCCTAAAAGCAAAAGGCTTAGTTGGAATGGTCAGAGATTTATCCGCCTTGAATCCGGAAGTTCTTAAAAATATATTCAAAGAAACCGAAGCCCGTGTAGCGTTAAACGTTTTAATTAAAGATCAGACAGGATTCTTAAAAGATTATGAAGCTACTTTAGGCGCCGCCGGTGCTACTCAAGACGCATACAATCAGCAGCTAGGTTTACTAACTTTATCGTTCAGAAAGATGTGGCAAACTATAAAAATTACTGGTCAGATTTTTGGTGATCAACTTCAACCTATAGTAAAATATACGTTTGATTCTATAGCGAAATTCCTTATTGAAAATCAAGAGACTTTCAAAAAATGGGGTAAAATTGTTGCTTATTGGCTTTATCAAGCTTTTCTTTATTTTCAAAATTTATCCGGCGTTATTAAAGACGAGGGATGGGGTGCGGCTACCGAAAAAATGATGAAAGATATAAATGATGCTCTTAACAAAGGCTGGGCTACGATGAAATCCACCGTGTTTCCTATTGCTGTTGAGATTGGAAAAGAACTTGGAAAAGGAATTTTGCAAGGCTTAAGAGCAACAATAGGTGCAAGATTATTAAATACAGTCAAAGAAGTTATGAAAACAAACCTTGCAGTAGCAGAAGCGGTCATTGTAACCGTCCGTCAAACATTACCCGGAGGATTGCCAAAGCCTTCTTCTCCTGTTAAGGGATTTGGAACACCAGAATCACATAGTACTGCGAATAACTTAAACACACTGACTAATGCGATTGACGCAAACACGGACGCACTACTAAATCAAAATACAGTAGGGAGTATTAGATAATGGCCGTAACAGAAAATTGGCAAAGTCGTAAAATGCGTATTACTATGGAAGGCACAACAATTACACAGATCTATAGTGCCTCTGCTGATGACTTTGATGCATGGATAGCTCCTTTGCCTGTTATAGGAGACTATTGGAGCGATAGAGGCGATTTACGATGTACGGATATCAATGTACGGTGGATTACTGATAGTACCTGCAATATCGTTTGTTTCTGGTCTACGGAAAACTTGGGCTATGTACAAAAACGGGCAGGTACGGAAATCAGCTTTGATTTCAATATCGAACAAAACTCTGTAGAAGCCTATAGAGATACTGACGGAGCCTGGATAGACTGGGAATCCGCATGGACAAGCGGCGGTGAAGCCTTTACGGCGGAAAATAAACCTGAACTTCTGCAATATGTTCCGCGTTTAACCGCTACTGTCAAAGTTTACGCCGAACATTGGACGTGGAATGTTATCAATAACGGTCTTGGCAGAATAAACAAAACAGATTTTATAAAACAATATCGCTCTGCAAATACCAGAGACCCAAATAGTTTCTACGATGTATCCGGCGACGATACCGGCAAATGGCTGTATGCCGCCTGTAGTGCGCACAAAATCAGAGAAGACCTTTGGGAATTGGTTTTAACTTTTATATGCAACGAACACGGATGGAATATCCAACACGATGTAGATACAAAAATGTATGACTCAATTGATTTTAATTATCTGTTTGCTTTTGCCAAGCCTATAGATGAAGTAGTTAATAACGGAATAAGGACTTAGTCTTATGTTAGCTAATCTGCAAAAACTCAGACGCGGACAGACGCTCGATGCGGTTACTTATAATAAATTGGTAGATAGATTAAATATCTTCAACCACCTTACTGCAGGAAACGGCATACAAATTACTACCGGACATACCGGCATTTCAATAAGCCAAACTTCTGTGACAAAAATAGCTTCCGAGGTTTTTTCATCTATTGTTTCTGCGGTAGTGATACAGCCTATTTCATATCTTGATCCGTCTGATACTGATAATTCGGATATAAATTATTATACCGTCCGTTTGGAATCTATCAATTATCTCGATTGGGATATTGACAAACTATATTCTATAAATGACTACGTAACACACACAGACAATCGTGTTTATCGCAGCTTAGCCAATGACAATATCGGCAATGATCCATTGTTGGATATTAACAATATAAACTGGGAACTCAGTGAAGAAATTCGTATTTATAATTCAATTGGCTTTGAAGCGACAACCTCGCCTTATGCCGCACAAACATTACGAGACCTCAGAAATTGTGTTCCATGGTATACCGCAGGTCAACGCATATTTATTATCAAAAGAGAAGATACTTGGTACATAGTTCAAACTATACAATATACAGGTGAAGAAGATGAATCTTCTTTGCGATGGAATCAAAATGATAAACGTACAATGTCGGTATTCAAATAAATAGGTAATAAAAATGGGCAATGCCTGTTATTGGGAACAAGCGCCGTGGCCTGCTGAAGCAGGAGTGGAGATTGACCATCGCTTTTTTGAAGATATAAGAAAGCGTCTATGGTTACTTCTCAATCCGGGCGCAGGACATTATGACGAACCAGCAGAATGGTCCGTTAGTGGTTCTTATGACTCTGGAGTAAACCCACATCAATCGATAAGACACCCTGCGGGCACCAAAGAAGTAACATATAAGGGTGAAACATGGGTAAATCATCAGCCAATTACGTACGCAGAATCAGTAAGCGAAAACTCGCATCCGCCTGAAAATGTTCATCCTTCTGAAAATACATGGATACTCCAAAATCAGTGGTGGATACTATCGCCTAATGACAATAAGTACCATCATTGGGATGTAAATAGTTTTCGCTGGCAAATTTCATCGCGTGGCCGAACACCTGACGATGAAGTTGATTACTATGACTTAGCTCACATGGGCATGCCTTATCAAACCGACCCAAAAGAACAGCGTAGACCTACTCGCTATACTGACACAGAATTATTAAAATGGGACTACAGAGAAAAAGTAGCTTATAACAGAAAATTCATAACACAACCAAACACACTCGGACCTGTACGAGGCCCTTTTAAGTATATTGGGTCAACGGCAACGAATCAAACGAACAGAACTAAAAATTATTCCTTCAAATGGTATGACGCTGATTCTGACGGGCAGGGCTCTTGGGATTTTGCAGACCCATGGCTTAAGGAACGTGCAATAGATTCTCTCAAAGGCGCTGATCAATATACTCATGGCAATAATCATTTAGGACAGCAAGAGGTTGATGAAGATAAAACAACAGCATTACCACCGCGTACCCATAAAGCATACAACTGGGATTTTAATCCGAAGAATTGCTGGGCGATACAGAACTGGGCCGAAATAGTTCTCTCGCTAGATAGATGGTATTTTGCAACGGACGACGATTTCAAAGCGAATTGGGAAGACAGAGAATCCGATACATGGGATAGCACAAATTCAGAATGTCTGGATTATGCAAGCGCAAGAAACGAACTTTGGGGCTGCAACGAATCGGCATTTGAATTATTCTTAAAAAAGTTAGGCAGTTATGACTGGTATTTCGACACGGATTATCCTTATATGCCGCCGCAGCATTGCCGCAGAATAATTTATGAATATGAATTTTCAGGCGCTCGTACTTGGTCCGCAATTATGGGTTTGTGGCCGTTGCCAATAGGCACATGGAGACGCACTTGGAAGTATTCAATGGGGCGAATCAGAACAGATACAATGTGCAGCTATGAAAAAGGTCCGCCAACCGGTGGTGATTATGCCGGTAACACAGGTGGCTATAGAGGCCCTACAGACGCCCCTTCATATCCAGTAATATGGTATCCAAGCGGACAATTCGTAACTGAGCTACCATCGCGAAGTGATTACGCAGATTATAGCTATACCATACAAGAAATACAAAATCACTATACATCTAAAACAGATTTCTCTGTGATTATTTTAGAAGAAGACCTTACTGAGTATTTTACAAGTGGAGACCAGATTCATATTGTTCACGAAAATGAAGTACAATTAACGTGCTATGTTCTTTCGTCTGAATATAATCAAGTAAACGGAAAAACTTATGTCAAAACCGATACTACGTTAACAGGAACTTATGCAGGCTATACAGTAGACGGTAGTCAATATTTATCACAGAGACATGATCCTGTACAGATTGAATATAAATATAATAACACTACACGGGCGTGGGATGAATTACCTGAATATGAAATCAC